AAGGAGGAGTTCTTCGAGGCTACACAAGAGGAAGCTTATCACTTTGCATACCAGACTAATGAGATGCATAATGTTATAGTGATGTGGTTACAACTACAATTGGAAGATGGGAGTTGGATAGAAGATGAACAATGGAGACCACCGAAGCTTACCTAAGAATGCTCTACCCTTAATGGATGCAGATTGGATTGTTTACATGGCTTGTTCAGCAGTAGAGTATCCATTAGACAACCCAGCTGAAGCAGACTTTCAAGATGTAGTAGATGTATTTGATGGTAAGATTAAAGAGATTAAAAGAATATTAAATACAACAGAGGAACCTATATATTTCTTTACTGGAGTTGATAACTTCCGAATGGATATAGCAAAGAGTAAAGAGTATAAAGGTAAAAGAAAGAAGGAGAAACCTTATCATTACAAGAATCTAGTAATGTATATAGAAGCTAGATACCCTGTCATAAGATATAAGAACCTTGAAGCTGATGATGGTATGGCTATCTTTCAAACTGACTGGCTTAAATGCATACCCTTAAATCTTATCCAACCTTCAATCATAGTGACACCAGATAAAGACCTACGCTCTGTCGAAGGTTGGCACTATGGTCCTGAAGGTTGGAACTATCCTAGCTTTGGTCCTATACTAATCAGTGAAGAGAATTCTTACATTGAACTTAGTAAGGACAGGAAGAAAGTGATAGGCATAGGTTATAAGTTCTTCTATTCCCAGCTACTAACTGGAGATGTAGTTGATAACATACCAGGATTGCCCCGTACAGGGGCTGTAGCAGCAGTTAAACTACTAGCCAATGCAACCACTAAGGGTGAGGCTTACATCGCTGTAAGGGACGCTTATAGGGACGTATGCTTATGCCCTGATGAGTACCTTAAGGAGCAGGCTGACCTACTATGGATGGTAAGAGGTGTGAATAGGAAAGGAGAACCAGTGCTATGGCAACCACCATTAAGATAATCAAGGAAGAGTGGTTACAATACCCAGCAGCTTATCGTTGTCTATTTAATATAGGGGATGACCCTCAGGTTAAATACTATGCTAAACAACTTTCTTCCTTAGAAGAATTAGAGAATAGGGATTCATCTATTTTCTTATCTGAATTAGAATCTTTATATAAGGAATCAGAGTGATAATTCTTAAAGTAGTACAAGGAGAACGCTTAGACTACACACCGTTGAAACAGAACTGTGTGTCCTGTGGTTTATTAGATGGTAATATATGTAGAGGACATGGAGCTTACTTACAAAATAGAGGAACATTTAAAAATGAATGCGTCTTATATGTCAAGAGGGGTATTGATGCGGCAGTTTAAAGGGTTGTTCGTACCAGAGAGGATACATAAATGGTATGAATGGGAGTGTGGTAATGTTTATTGTAATGATATACCTTGTCAAGAGTGTATATTATTTCCTACAATTTCAACAAAAGAAACAAGGGATACTTATGAAAGAGAACAAACTAAAAACTTTAAAGGTGAACTGCCAAATAATAAAAGATGATTCCTTCAGTTTAGTATTAGGAAAGAATCTATGTTTACATATGGAAGTTTTTAGTGGGGTTGTAATTGGTAAGGAGGATGTTAAGAAGATGATAGAGTTCCTTACTGACTACTTACTAGAAGAGGATAAGAAATGAAAGAAGGAATGAAAGAAATAAGTGATAAGATTTACTTCTTAGAACACAAGGACGGAGTGAGCATAACAGCTCGGTCTGGTCCTGGTGAAGTGTTTCTTGATGTGAAAGAACTTATTGAATTAAAATGGCTAATCCAAGATTGGTTGGATAACACAGAGTGGACAAGGACATGAGAAATGGAGGACAGTGGACTGATGCACGATTTCATTCCTTCATTACCTCAGGTCTACGAAATACGCATAGTAGATGGGGACCAAAGGCTGTATGTAAAAGGGCTGCATGGGTTAGACGAGGAGTATATAAGTGTGGGGAGTGTGGAGTGGAAGGACCTGCCACTCTCCCTCCGCTTGAAGGTAACAAGAGAAGACGTAACAACGCCTGTGTTGACCACATTATTCCTGTCGTAGACCCAGCCTACGGTTTTACTGATTGGAATAAATATATAGATAGAATGTTTGTAGAGGTTGACAACTATCAAGTGTTGTGTTATGATTGTCACAAGAAGAAAACAAAGAAGGAAAGAGACATTGCAACAGAGCGTAGACGTAATGGAAAATGAAGTACAAGGTTATAGTCTGTTTAATCATATAGAAGATGATGAGATAAGGAGGAAGAATAGGGCTACCTGTGTTATTAATATGGTGAGAAGTAACATGGATGGTTCAATTGTAAGTCAATATGGTATGTATCTTGTTATGAAATATTGGTCCTCACTGCCTGAAGGAGAAGAGAGAGGTGCTGTATACTCACTGGTTTATAGTGAGCTAATTAATCTTAAGCTATTGGAGGTGTAATTTGACTTGGAAAGATATGACATTTTGTACCGATAGGAAATGCTTACGGCATGTATGCCATAGACACCCAGTCCATTGGGAGAAGCAAGTTCCTGAAGGTATACCTATTGCTCTTAGTTCTTTTAAGGTATGTGAACAACGTATTAGAAGTAGCAGTGAACCTTATGAAGAGGATGTATGTTATGAAAGTAGTTAAGGGAATGTGGTGGAAGACATCAGAGATTAAACCGTCACTATATAAAGAGAATGGTATAAGTATTAGTGATAGAGTACTAGTATACTCATCTTCTATTAAGATAGTGGAAGCTGCTGTATATATGGGGATTGATGGCTGGTATAATGATGAGGACCATTTGATAGAAGATGTCATCTACTGGATGGATATGCCTATTCCTCCTATTATTGAGGTTGATGTTAAAGATGTAGAGGAGGCAGCATGAAGTTAACGTATATATATGGATACAATAAAGAGTCATTAATACCTACAGGTAGATGGTATATTGACCATCAATATAATCTATTATATATTGAGACGTACATATATGACAGGAATTTTATTGGCATAAAAACTAGAAGGAATCAATGGGTAAGTGAACTGAACATACAAGAGGTGTATAGTTGTGAGAGTTTATTGTAATGACTGTCCTAAATTTGATAGCAAGGGTGTAGTTATTATTCCTATTGTTACTTGTCAGTGTGATTTGGATTGGCCTGATAATGCAAGGATTAATGCTATCGGATTAAATGGTAACTCAGAACAGACATTAAAAGAACACTACAACTATGACGAAGACTGAGGTTGCTATAATCGTACTAACTGCTATCACAGAGTTAGTACTTATTTTAAATGTTATTCACCACTGGTGAAGGAGTTGTAATGGAGAAGTTAATATTGCGTTTATTTTATTTTCTTATGTCAATAGGATTTGGTTATATTATAGGAATGTTTATAGTAATGATGATGAATACATATGGTTGGTTAATATGACAAACAGACTGTATGGAGAATGTATAGGATGTAATTTAACAACATGCGAAGGGTGTGATATAATGGATGAAGTAATACAAGGTATAGAAGATATAATTAATAAACCTAAACATTACAGGTGGTCTCCTGATAAGGAAGTGATAGATGTTATACGGTTAGTATTAAATGATGAGGAGTTAATGGGTTACTATAAAGGTAATAGTATTAAGTATAGGTTAAGAGCAGGTAAGAAAGGAGATGCTAACCAAGACATTAGTAAGGCTAAGGTTTATGAGGGGTGGATGTATGGCTAGAGAATATTTTATGGTAGAAGGGGGAGACCACTACGAACCAGCTGTTGAAGTATATTATTACTTCAGTGAGAAGCTAGCTCATAAGAAGGAGAAAGAAATATCTAAGTTATGGGGATGGTCTAGTGTAATTACATTTACTTTTGAAGATGATAAGATATATAGGAGGAAGAATGATAACACCTGATAGATGGTTAGTAATAGAGGTAATAAAAGGGGAGCTGTATAAAGTATTTGGTACTTGGTCTGGCTCATACCTTTACGGAGATAGCTGGAGATTGAACTCAGGTATCGTTGATGTAGTAGATACTGATGAAGCTTTTATATTCATAGGTAATAGTGGTTCAGAGTATACTTGTCTTAAAGGACGTTATGGTACAACCTCTTATGGCTCTGGGTTCCTTTCAGAAGAAATGAAAGTTATGCCTGAGGATACAGACTGGGCTAGGCTCATAGTAGTAGGGTATGATTAGCTGTGACACTTGTCTTTACTCTTACACAAAGAAGGAATGTAATGTATCTACCTATGCTTGCAAGAGTCATGGTAATCCAGTACATCAAAGCACTTGTCCTTATCATAGACGTAAAAGAAAATGTAAATGGAAATAAACAATGAATATTTATAAAGTTGATGCTGGATTTGCTTATGAAGGAGCCTATCTGTCCTATCTCTATAAGAAGTTAGAAAATGCAGAGGCTAAGTTAAAGGAGCTATCCAATAACGACCCTGAGTTTGACTGGGTTAAGACTTATGTAGTTAAGTTGGAGGATGAGGATGAGGAATAGAGAAGACGTATCTACTTTTATAGACAGTCAAATGCTTGACTCAAGTGATGACCTTTATAGGAGTAAGGAGTGTAGGATAAGCTATGGTAAACAAGAACTAAAAGAACTAATGGATTTTATTTATGAAGGTAAACCTAAGTCTGTTAAAGAGGAGCTTAAATGTGAAGGAGAAGGTAGTTTTGTTAAAGCAAGTTAAGGGTCTTCAACATAACAAGATACGAGGGCAAGTCATAACTCGTAGAACATACAACAGACCATTGAATAATGAAGGGACTATCTTCGAGACATGGGAGGAAACAATTGAGAGAGTCATTGAACATCAGCGATGGTTATGGGAGAGAGCTAAACGTCTACCTCTTAATGACGAGGAGATTGAGGAACTATTTGCTCTCAGAAGACTCCTGCTTTCTAGGAAGTCCTCAGTTAGTGGACGAACTCTATGGCTTGGAGGAACTGCTGTTGCTAGAAAAAGAGAAGCTAGTCAATTCAATTGTGCAGGACACATACTTGAAACAATCAATGATTCAGTAGACCAGATATGGTTACTAATGCAAGGTTGTGGAGTAGGTTTCCATTCTAACAAAGGTATATTAAATGGTTTTAGTAAGAACATACCTGAGATAGAAGTGATACGTAGTGAATTAACAAAGAAGAGGGAGGGAGTTGATGACAATATTGAAACCTTCGATGGTGTGCATTGGACCATATCAGTGGGTGATTCAGCTGAAGCATGGGCCAAAGCTTTTGGTAAGTTGCTTGCTGGTAAGTTCAGAGCAGAGAAGCTTACGTTTGACTTCTCTCGAATCAGGCCAGCGGGTGAGAGGTTAAAAGGTTATGGTTGGATTAGCTCTGGTGACTCTAGTATTAGCATCGCTATGCCAGCTATCGCCGAGATACTCAACAAACGAGCAGGTGAATTGCTCACTCGTATTGATTTGTTGGATGTTGGCAACTGGATGGGCACTGTATTATCTAGTAGACGTAGTGCTGAAATAGCATTTCATAGATTTGGAGAGGAGGAATGGGAAGAGTTTGCTGTAGCTAAGCGAGACCAGCCAGGTAATGAACAACGCTTCCAAAGCAACAATAGCTTGTTGTTCTATCATAAGCCTACTAAGCTTGAGATACGTGGTCTGTTCGAGATGATGCTAGAAGGTGAGGAAGGTACACCAGGAAGGGGTAGTGAGCCAGGGTTTATTAATGCAGAGGAAGCACTACGTAGAGCTCCTTGGTTCAAGCTATTAAACCCTTGTGCTGAAATCTTATTAGGTAATAAAAGTTTTTGTAACTTAGTGGAGACAAACCTTGCAGCATTTAATGGACAGTTCAGAGAACTTAAGCAGGCACTCCACCTTATTGGAAGAGCTAATTATCGTCAGACCTGTGTTGACCTTAGAGATGGAATCTTACAGGACTCATGGCATGAACTTAATCAATTCCTTAGACTCACTGGAGTGGGAGTTACAGGGATTGTTGGATGGGAGTTTCAAA